TGGGCAACCAGCGCAGGCGACCGCAGTTGTTCACTTCCTGTATTTGCAGCAGGTCGTTGACGCAGCGGCGCACGCCGGTGTCTTGCCAGACCTGCAGGTAGCCGGCGTTGGCCCAGCGACGGTCGCCGCACTGGTTGGTCTGCTCGACCTCGACCGTGAGGCCGTCCTCCAGGCAGCGCACGCTGGGGCCGTCAGTCCAGACCTGGGGCGGGCCAGGGGCCCAGCGGCGGTCGCCGCACTGGTTGGTCTGCTCGACCTCGGTAGCGACGCCGCCCGGCAGGCAGCGCAGGTTGGCGGTGTCCGTCCAGACCTGCACGCCGGTGACGAACCAGCGCAAGCGGCCGCACTCGCTGCGCTGTTCGCTCTCGACGGTGATGCCGTCAGCAAGGCAGCGAACCTGGCCGGTGTCCGTCCAGTTGAGCTCGTCTTCGTCGTGGTAGATGGGCGGGCAACCGCGGAGCGAGTCGGTCAGGTCTTGGGTGTCGGACTCCACCACCCAGGCCGTTACGGTGCCTACGTCGATGCCCTCGCCGTGGTAGATGGCGCGAAGCAGGGTGTTCTGCGGGTAGTCCAGGACAACGACCGGGTTTTGCGGGGTCAGGCGCACCGGCTGCTGGCCCTGGGCGTCGCACGCCGGGCACTGCAGCTCCTGGATGCCCTCGATGATGTTGGCGCTTTCACCGACCAGGCGGCAGCCGCAGACCTTGAGCATGTCGGCGGCGCGAACCTTGACGATTTCAAAGGTGATGAAGTCGTCTGGCTGGAGCCCGACGGCCATTACCGTGCGTTGGCCGCGCAGCTCGAATGTCACCGAGTCGAGGTTGATGGAGCCGCTGTCGAACAGGACGATGTTGTTCACGGCTCAGGCTCCGTTGTTCGCGCAGGGGCACCCGCGCAACCTGTCGTTGACGTTGTGGGTGTTGGTGAAGTTGAAATAGACGAGCTGGGTCGAGGGCAGCGCCGTGACCAGCTTGGCCCGCATGAGTTGGTTCAGCGGGGCGTCGATGATGACAAAGGGGTTGTCGCGGGTCAGGAGCACCGGCTCGCCGCAGCACTGCAGCGGCACCTCATCGAGCACCTGCGGCAGCGTCACGCGACCTGGCGGGCAACTGCACGGGTCACGCTGCATGTCGGTCAGCAGCACAATCCAGAAGCTCACCGTGTCGCCGTCCTCCAGGCCCAAGGCAGTGACGGTGATTTGGCTCGTCGCCTCGAAGGTTTCCGAGATGCCGTCTGCCGTGAGGCGATTGATGAGAATGTTCACGAGGGGAACTCCGCGATGATGTGGTCAATCAAGCGCTGGTACTTGTCGATGTTCTGGAACGGCAAGTCGAGATGCAGCGGCTCGTGCCAATACATCACGCGCACGCCGTTGATGCGACCGCCCTGCTGCACGAAGATGACCCGCGGCTGGGAGTTTGCGCCCGTGATTTGCACCTTGGCCGAACCGCCGTCGAAGCCGACCACCGTGCCCCAGGCCTTGAAGCCGGTGTGATACAGCGGGTCGCCCAGCAAGACGTGCCGCCCTGCGATGGTGATGCTCATACGGTAGGCCCTGGGATGGAGAGCTGCGAAGCTCCGGTCGGGGAAGCGACGTTCTGCGGGGGTACATTGCTGCGGCCGTCGAGCTGCGGAACCTGCGGGCCCCCTGGCGTTGCGCCGGGCAGGGGCTGGGAGGCGGCGACGGCGAGAGCGCGGTCGATGATGGGGTTGGACAGACCCAAAGCATCCACAGGGAATCCCGCCTGCTCAAGCATATTGCGCACAGCGTACTCCACGGCCTGCGGCGGGACAACCCCGGCCTGGGCCGCGTTCATCACCGCCGGGAAGATGGCCGTCTGCCGCTGCAGGCGCTGGTCTTCCTGGAGCAGCCCGGTCATGCCGCGCACCAGCACGCCTACGTCCTGGCCGCTGGCGAGGTCGTCCTCGGTGGTCATCAGGTGGTGGAACAGGCCCGTGAACGCCGGCTCGATGAAGTAGAGGTCTTCGTTGAGCGCGGCCTGCTTCACCGTGCGCAGGGCGTTGGACATGCGCTGGGAATACTCGCCCAGCGACGCCCGGCCGAAGTCCTGGGCCCCGTAGGCGAACGCCGGGATGCCGCAGTCCTCGTCGGCCTGGCGCAAGATGGCCCCCACCTGGGTCATCAGCAGGTGGTACTGCGCCGATACCGTCTGGATGGGGCGCACCGGCTCGGGCATCGAGCCGGAGGTGGCGAACCTGTCCTCGACCTTGTAGTTGCCGCCGGGCACGATGTTGCGGGCGTCGTTGGGGTTCTCGAACACCGAGGGGTTGGACAGCAGCGGCGGGCGCGATGACCAGTCGGCGTTGTGCTCGAACAGGTGCATCAGGCGGTTCACGCGCTGCTCGGAATCCCAGAGCATCGCGCCCATGCCCAGGTAGTCGTAGAGGTTGTCGCCAATCTTGTTGAACGGCGCGGCGAAGTAGGAGCGCTCGGCACCGCCGGGCAGCTTGAGCAACTGACAGTAAATCGTCCTGCCGGCGCACACGAGGATGCGGGCAGAAACGTAGTCCATCATGTCCAGGCCGGTGATGCCGTATTCGCTCAGCTCCTCGCCGGAGAAGTAGCCCTCGTGAATGAGCACCGGGATGGTCTGGTCGAGCTCCCACCAGGTGTTGTCGCGGCTCTGGCTGCTTTCCGGGTCGAGCCAGTTGCGCGAACGGAACGCGAACTCCTCTACGATGTAGCGAATCTGGTCTTCGTAGTAGCTGGCCTGCCGAGCCATGTTGATGAGCTCGGCCTTGGTGACATCGGTGCGCTCGGTGTTGCCGGTGTTGGTCTGGTAGTCGATACCGTCGGCCACCGGGTAGAAGTCGCGCACGCGCACATGGCGGAACCAGGGCGACGTGCGCCATTCGAGCTTGGCCTTGCCGCCGCTGCCATGCACCAGAGTCGGACGGCGCTGCCAGTCCGGGAACTTCATCACGCCGATGCCGTAGAGCGCACGGTCGAAGGTGTAGGCGGAGTAAGCCTGGCGGAAGCCGCCGGCGACCATCGTGTCGCGCATCATGGTCTGGGCCAGGCGGGCCTGGCCGGTCGCCAGGCTGACGATGCGCGACTGCTCCACGACTTTGAGCGCCGCGACCTGCTCCTTGAGGAAGTCGTCAACGCGGTCTGCCACGGCTCCCTGCGCGGTCAGCAGCAGGCGAGGGTCGGAGATGCCGGACTGCATCATGCGCTGGCGCAGCTCGCGCCGGACACCGTTGCGGATGCGCTCCAGGCTGGCGGCGTCGAGCTCGGGGTTGGGCGAGGGCGTGACGGTGAACATCGAGTCGAGGTTGTTGACCACGAGGTCGTTGGCCCAGGCCACGGTGGCGTTCACTTTCTGCTGCACAACACCGAGGTAGCGGGTCGGGCAAAAGCCGAACGCCGCGGTCATCTCCGCAGCGTCCTGGCTGGTGTATTCACGCCGGTACTGGCGTTCAGCGCGGGTGATGAGCGCGTCTGCGCTCATGCGCTGGTGGACGATGTAGTCCTCGCGGTAGCTCTTGGCCCGGCGATAGCGCTCAAGCACCACGCCAGCCAGGCTGTCGCGCTCGTCCTGAGTTGTCTTGAGAGTAGCCATCAGCCCCACGCTCCCCGCGCCTTGGTGTTACGGTTGTTGAGTATGTCACTGAGCCTGGTCTTGTCAAATTGCTGCAGCTCCTCGACCCCGCGGCCTTGCAGCGTCATCGGCTTGCCGGTGACGTTCTGACCGGCGACGTACAGCCCACGAGTCATCAGTGCGCTGCAGTAGTGCGACGACCAATCGTGCACTGGGTTTTTGGACATGACCCGCTTCTCCTTGTCGTAGGTGAAGTGGTATGCCTCCAGCGCTTCAAGGATGAAAGCGCAGTCGTCCATCGGGTCGTCCACGGGTTCTTCGTGGACGTTGATTTCCATGTTGTTGATGAGCCTGGCACCGGCAGCGATGCTGTCGCTGAGCGCGACGTTGGGCATCCGGTCGAAGGTCAGGCCCAGCTTTTTCGCCGTGCTCATGCGCGTGACGCCATTGAGGCCCCACTCGCGGTGGGCGATGTCGTGCGGGCCCAGGTGACGGTGGTAGAAGTAGCGCTTCGAGGCCAGGATTTCAGCGTAGTGCTCGATGCCGGTATCGGAGCTGGAGTACCAGTCGAACAGCCGGTGCGCGTTGCCCACGAGCTGCCAGAACAGGATGACGTTGGTGTCGCCCACGCCCAAGTCCCAGGAGGTGTCCACCGGATACCGCGGGTCGTAGCGCAGCGGCAGGGCCCGGCCTTCCAGGCGCAGCCGCTTGGTTTCAGCGCCGAACACCGCGCCCATGACCGAAGCGTCCCACTCGCACAGGTACTCCTGGCGGAACAGCGAGTCGCCCAGGGTCGAGCCGTAGAGGTCGATGTAAACCTTGCGCTCCAGCGCGAGCTGCAGCGCAGTGAAAACGTCCGTGTCCTCGGCCGAGAGCCGCTGCACGAAAGCGTCGGGCTGGTTGGTGTAGGTCTGGAACAGCTTGTAGAAGTGGTTGCGCCCGCGAGGCGAGCTGATGTGCACCGACCAGCCGTTGTTCTCAAGCAGGATGGGGCGGAAAAAGCCGAAGGCGTTGGGGTCGGCCAGCGCCGCTTCGGAGAACGTCATGCCCACGGGGGTCGTGCCGACCAGGGCGTTGTAGTTGTCGCTGCCCAGCGCTTGCCAGGTGCTGTTGTTCTTGAAGGTCACCTTCATCGACTGGTTATCGACGTGCTCGATGATTTCAGGCGGGAAGGCGTCCTTCCAACGCAGGCGTCCGGTTTTCGGGTTGACCGATTCCCAAAGCGCTTTGCGGGCCTGCTCCTGCATCGGCAGCATGTGCCAGTAGTTGCCGACCCGCTGCATCGCCTTGCTCGCGCCGTTGTGCAGCGCGATTTCATCCTTGCCGTGACGACGTGCCCAGCACAGCACGATGGTCTTGAGGTTCTGCTCAAGAGCGTTCCACGCTGGCATTTGATACCAGCGCGGTTCCCATCCGTATGCGGGCAGGTCGATGGAAGCCATCAGGCAAGCGGCAGCACAAAGAGCGAGTCGAAAGAGGACAGGCCGTTGCTAAGCGCAGGGCCCAGGACGTTGCCGTTGCGAACATGCGCGTTCACGACGCCGCTGAAATCAGCATCGTCAGCGAACACCACGTCACCGTGGATTGCAAGAGCGTAAGCGAACTGTATGGTCAGCCCTTCGATGCTGGCGATGGTGTTGAACTGCTGCTGCGCGAAATCGAACTCCAGGACGTACAGCGCTGCCTGCGAGAAAGCGCCGTTGACGTTGGCAACCCACAGAAAACCTGTGGCGGAGTCCATCGTCCAGCTTTCAGACTGCTGATACTCGGGCGAAAGAGTCGCGGGCGCGAGCGTCCACTGCAGCTCAAAGCCCCCAGCCGCGGTGTACCCGAATACGTCGATTTCACGAGTGCCGGCTGAGCGAACACCAATCAAAGCGCCGTTGGTGACGCGCCATGCAGAGTAAGCTTCCGGCAGGAGCAGCTCGGCTTCTTTCGTCCAGGTGCTGCCGTCGAAAGCGAACGCAAGCAGCTTAAAGCGGTTCAAGCCTGCGTTGAGGTCGCTAAGCACAGCACAGAACTGGCCGTCAAGCACTTTGGCTATCTGAGGAACGCCGTTGCCAGGGTCGGGCTCGTTGAGCCTGGCTCCTACGTCGCTGAACACACCGCCTGTTACCCTGCCCGCGCCAACTTCGTAGGTTCCAACAGAAGTGGCTATGGCGTAAACCGTGCCGTCATCTTCGGTGGCTACTGCGGGAGGAAGCGTGATGTTGCTTTCGGAGAGGTCAAAAAGCATTTGACCAGGGATGCGAACAACACCGTTCTGGGAAAAAGTAAAAGCCAGCACGCCGCTATTGTGGGGAGATTCATTGTTATCAAGACCAGGCAAAAACATCAGGTCTGAAACGTAAGCTGCTGCATCTACCTGGACAGAACCAGCAAAATTGATGTCAGACAGCGAGAAAGACGTGCCAGGCTCAGCCGCGATGCCTTCTTCCTCCAGCTCGTAAGGCACAAGCTCGTCGATACCAATGCTCCTGGCTCCGGTGATGAGAAGCATCGGGAACTGAGGCCCGCCAGGAGGCGGAGGCGTGTCATCTTCCGGCAGCTCAGCGCACATCACGTCCTCACAGTGGCGCGAAGGCAGCGAGCGCTTCGGGAAATGCACGAGCAGCGCGTTGCGAATTGAGCGATAGAGCAGTGTCTGGTTCATGGCGTCACCTGGAGGATGAGGGTTTGCTTCTGGTTCCACAGCCGGTCGAATTGCGCGTCGTTGAGCCCGATACACCCGGCTGAGAGGCTGTTGTCCTCGACCTCGACGCTGTTGAGTTGCTTGGTACGCGACACCAGGTTGGGGTGGAGCGCCCAGACCTCGTTGCCGTCTTGCATGAACACCAGCACCGGCATGTTGAGCTGAGTGCTGTACGCCTTTTTCAGCAGGTAGATGCCGGTGGGAGTAGGCGTGTTGGCTTTGCCCACTACCACCGGCGTTTCCATTTGCAGCTCAGGATGGTCAACCGTCAGAGTTGCGTTGTGCAACTCCACCAGGACAACTACCGAGAGCAGCACTGCTTTCAACCCTTGACTTCATCGACGACGAGGATTTCCGGCTCCTCGGGCTCCGGCTCCGGGTAGATGACCACGGGCGGCTCAGGCACGAGCTTGGGCTTGCACAACTCGCCCAGGGTTTCACCGATGTCCACGAGGGTGTTGCGGCACAGGTACTCGATGGCAAGCGCGGAATCCAAGCCGGCGAGGATGCGGGCGTTCTCACGCACGGTGCAGCCCTTGTCGATTTTGTTGCCGCCGACGCTCAGACCATACCCAGGGCCACTGGCACCGGCTCCGAAACCCTGCGCACAGGAGTTCGAGGTGTAGATGCCAGGAGCCGTGGCGTCAGGCGTGTGCTTGTACGTCTTGGCTGCCTCGAAGGTAATCTCCGTGGACTGCGCGGCGTTGTTGCCCTCGTTGATAGCCGTGCTGTCGTTGCGATTCGAGTTCACGTTCGAGTTGGAACTGTTGCCCGACGCAGTGATGGATTGCTCCTGCGCCTGGTCACCGCCCCGTGCGGTCGAGCTGGAGTTGCCGCTGTCGCTGATGCCCTGCTGCTGGGCCTGGTTGCCGCCGAAGCCGACACCCGTACCGCCCTCGCCACCACGACCGCCGGCTGCGGTGTTGGTGTTCACCGAAGTGTTGGCCTGCTGCTGGCCCTGTACGCCGCCGTGGGAGTACGAATCGCCGCCCTCGGCCCGGACGTTGTTGATGTCCGTGTTGTGGTTCGTGTCGCGGGTGTCCACGCCCACGCCCACACCGACCGCGGTGTGGTTGGAGGCGCTGGCCGCGGCGTTGGCTTCCTGCGCCTGGCCCTGCGCCTGGCCCTGCGCCTGGCCCTGGTCTTGGTCGTAGGACGCCGGCTGGGTCGAGGAGCCGCAGTTGCCGCGGCAGCTATCCTCGTCGCGGTTGGTGGCGAACGCGGCGGTGCTGGCAAGCAGCAGCAGCGCGGCAATGATGAGATTCTTCATTTCACTTCCCCTTGTTGCGAGCACGCCGCACATTTGCGGGCATGTCGTTGTTGCGACGGATGGCCTGCACAGAGTGCTGGCCGGGCTTGCGCTGGGCGTGGGCGATACGCCGGGCGCTTTCTTCGGACTTACCCTCCGCACGAAGTGCGCGGGCTTTCTGG